CAATAGAATTGTACAAGCAGTTCTTCATCTTGGGTGAGGATTTGGATTCATACACCATCTTCGGGGAACTATAACGAGTCGAATTCGACCCCTTTACACCAACAAGAAATGAAAATAACTGACGAAATAAAAAACGAAACATTGGTATGGGTTCTTGCATCAATATCTGATGTGGAATTACAATCACAATGCGATATGGATGAAATTGTAGTAGAACCTCACGGCAGAAAATCAATGCCGTTTTACGCAAGTAAAGATTGGGTAAAGCGACTAACCAAAAAAGAGGTTAGAGAATACTACAAGGAAATTGAAAACCTTTAAAGCCAAATAGAAATGACAACTTTAATCGCAATTTATCTTTTGCTCACAGCTGTGGATTCAGGAATCAGGTCATCACAAGAAATAGAAATTCAAAAAAAAATAATACATTTTATTTTAATGCTAATAAACATTTGGTATGGCGTGTGGATGCTTACTAACCTTTAAAACCAACGAGAAATGAGAACTCCGCCCGCTTATGGCGCATTAGGATTCAGCAAGCGGAATGCAACCGCCCTGATTAACGGAGTCTTTTTCTTTAACACCAACGAGAAATGAGAGAGCAATTTGTGCGGATAGCAATGGCTCGCCTACGCAGCATCTATCCATTCAAGCCCCAACGCCAAGCAGTCGCAGCTCGTATGTGGGTTCAATATCTTGAACGCTACGCTAAACGTGAGTGGGAGCGTAACGAAGAAGAAATGAACAAACGTATGGACATCATCGGGCAGAACGGCAACACAGGCGAACACTATGAGTAAACCTTTTGTATTAGCCTTCCACAAGAAGAATTCGGGGGTCAGCTATCACCGTGTCTTTGCCCCTCTGATCTGCCATCAGGAGGCTGACATCTACTTCATCGAGAAGATCACCGACCTCGATCCGGAGGTATGGCCTAAAGTGACGCACATATTTGCAAGCCGTACTTTTCCTGTTGACCCGTTTGATGACTTCATCACCCTATGCAAAAGAGAAGGAATCAAGCTAATCTTGGATCAAGACGATTGGTGGGTGCTACCTCCCGCCCATCCCCTGCGTGGACTCTATGTCGACAAGGTAAAGGAGCGAATCGTCAAGTCAATCAAAGTGGCTGACGAGGTATGGGTGACCAACAAGCACCTTGCGTCAAAGGTCAGAAAGTACAACACCAACATCCGAGTCATCCCCAACGCCATCAGCGTACCCACTTGGCAGATAAACCGAGAGCCATCAGAGAAGGTACGCTTTGGCTACATCGGAGGCAACCACCACCAAGCGGACATCCGTGAATCAACAATCGACCTGACCGGATATGAAGCATTCGTTGCAAACGTAGACAACTACCCAACGATGATGAAGGCGAACCACACACTCAACACCTTCCCGCCAAACTCATACCATCGCTTGTACGACTTCTTTGACGTGAGCCTTGTGCCGCTATCAACAAGCGAATTCGCAAAGTGCAAATCGCATCTGAAGATGCTTGAGGCAGGATTTAGCAAGTGCGCTCTGATCGTGAGCAACACGCACCCCTACACCCCATACATCACCAAAGACAACTGCATTGCGATTAACCACCCAAGTGAATGGGCAGGAGCAATCAAGAGGCTAAACGATAACCCCAACCAAGTCCAAGACATAGCGGATTCGTTACACGACTACGTGCAAGAATTCACGATGGACAAAATAAACCAACTGCGATGCTTTACATTGTGACCCCCTGCTCACGCCCCCGCAACCTCAAGCGGATGAAACAGTACATCCCCGATTGGGCTACGTGGGTGGTGATGATGGATGCGTCAACCGACTTCAAAGAAGCAACAGGCGCAAACGTCACCCACTACTCTACCAAGACAGGACATTGGGGCAACCCCCTACGCAACGAGTTCCTTGACCTGTACCAAGACCAATTCACTCAAGAGGATTGGGTGTACTTCTTGGACGATGACAATATCATCCACCCGAAGTTCAACGAAGAATGGAGCAACATCCACAACCTCGATTCTACAATCGTAACTTGGGGACAAGAGGGAAGGCTACGCCCTACCGACCAACCAAAAGTCGGGAACATAGACACCGCATCCTTTATGTTTAAACCATACCACGTACCCAAGCTCCGCTTCGCTAACATCTACGAGGCTGATGGTCAGTTTGCTGCCGCATTAGCAGCTCAAGGAACGCTGATCTGCGTGGATTCCTATCTTTGCTACTATAACGCCCTACGATGAAAACACACAAACAAATTGACGGGTGGTTCAACCACCAAGCAGCATACGACTTCTTAATCTCCAAAGTACCGGAGGGAGGGTCATTCGTAGAACTCGGTGCGTGGCTCGGTAAGTCATCTGCCTATTTATGTGATAACGCTCACGGAATAGATGTCACAATCGTGGACACTTGGAAGGGATCACCAAACGAACTCACCACCACCCACAAGCTCGCAACGCAGGTAGACATCTACGACCTGTTTGTTGAGAATATGGGAGACCGTAAGTACAAGGCCATCAGAGCAACATCCAAATCAGCAGCACGGAAGTTCAAAGCCGAATCACTTGACGTGGTATTCATAGACCTGACCCATACCTATGAAGCGGTAAAGGAGGATATTCAGCTATGGCTTCCCAAAGTAAAGAAGGGAGGCTATATAGCAGGAGACGACTATCACGAAAATTGGCAAGGAGTAATCCAAGCAGTAGACGAGCTACTACCACACGCCACGTTCATTGACGATTGTTGGATCTACCAAAAGTGAAGAACCACACAAAGGTCTACCTCAAGGGGATGGGCTACGACACAACCGATTGGATCCCTTGCGAGGTATGCCAAGCACAGGCCGTAGACATTCACCATATTGAGGCACGTGGAATGGGAGGGAGCAAAGAGGCTGACACCATAGAAAACCTGATGGGGCTATGCCGCAAATGCCACAACGCATTCGGGGACAAGACCCAACACAAGGAGATGCTGAAGGCAGTCCACAACCATCACCTGTCAAAGCGGGTTATTTAGTTGAATTATACAATTGTAAACAATGCCATTTGAAAAAGGAGTGAGCGGAAACCCTGCGGGCAAACCGAAGGGAGCAGCAAACAAAACGACCAACAAAATCCGTGAGGCATTCCAAAACCTCATTGAAGCCAACCTTGAGAATATGACCACTTGGCTCACGCAGGTAGCTGCTGATGACCCGAAGGGCGCACTTGACCTACTGAACAAGATGGCGGAGTACACGACACCCAAGCTCGCACGGGTAGAGAACTCCCACGAAGCAGCAGATGAACTCACCCAAATCAAAGTAGAGATTGTCCGTACTCCAAGTCAAGACAAGTGAACTCTTTGAGAAGAACTACACCGCACCAACACGGATAGTAGTTAATCAGGGAGGCTCACGTTCAGGTAAGACCTACTCCATCTTGCAGATGCTCATTGTCATCGCAATGCAAGAAAAGGGGAAGGTCTTTTCTATTGTGCGCAAGTCGCTGCCATCGCTCAAGATGACGGCCTACCGTGACTTCTTTGAGATCCTCAACAAACTTGATTTGTACGATGAGTCACGCCACAACAAGAGCGACTACACCTACACGCTCAACGGCAACCTCTTTGAGTTCATTTCGCTTGACCAACCGCAGAAGAAGCGTGGAGCAAGACGTGACTACCTATTTTGCAACGAGGCCAACGAGCTTTCTTGGGAGGACTTCTTTCAGCTCTTGGTTCGTACCACAGGCAAGATATGGATTGACTACAACCCATCTGATGCGTTCCATTGGATATACGACCGCCTCTTAACCCGTGATGACGTAACGTACATACAAAGTACTTACAAAGACAATCCCTTTCTTGATGCCTCCATCGTAGCAGAGATTGAACGCCTCGCAACAACCGATGAGGACTATTGGCGCATCTACGGATTGGGTGAGCGTGGTATGAGTCGTGCCACCATCTTCCAATTCGGGATGAGTGAGATCCCATCAGACGCAACGCTACTTGCTCACGGGATGGACTTCGGGTACACCAACGACCCAACTGCACTTGTGGCGGTGTACAAATCAGGAGACAACCTATACCTTGACGAGCTAATCTACCGCACCGGACTCACCAACCCCGACATCAGCAACCACCTCAAGAGCCTAAACCTCGACCGAAGGTCAGAGATTTTCGCTGACTCTGCTGAACCAAAATCCATCGAGGAGCTGCATCGTATGGGATGGAACATAAAACCCACGCAGAAGGGCGCAGATAGCGTCATAGTGGGTATTGATGTGCTGAAGCGTCACAAGATATTTGCAACACCACGAAGCACCAACCTAATCAAGGAGCTTCAGAACTACAAATGGGTGGAGGACAAGAACTCCAACCTGCTCAACAAACCCATTGACGCATTCAACCACGCCATCGATGCGGTACGCTACGCCACGTACAACAAGCTCTCGAAGCCCAACTACGGACGCTATGCCATACGTTAAATTCAAAAGGTTATTTTATTGATGAAGCTCATTGTTCCAAATCAGATGAACGAGATCCGCCTGTCGGACTACCAACGCTTTGTGCGCTTGGAGGGTGACGAGGAGTTTCTATCACGCAAAGCCCTTGAGATCTTCTGCGGCCTGTCGATGGATGTCATCCTTCAGATGAAGGCATCGAGCCTCAACAAGATCAATGCGGTGCTGATGAAGGCGTTTTCGGAACGCCCACCCCTGAAGCAACGCTTCTTCATCGACAAGCAGGAGTTCGGGTTTATCCCCTCGCTTGAGGAGATCACCGTTGGTGAACTCAATGACATCGACACCTACATCTCGGATTGGTCGCAGATGCACCGTGCTATGGCGGTGATGTTCCGTCCGGTCACCGCAACATTCGGTAGCCGATACGAGATAGAAAAATACGAGGGTTCAGAGAAGTACGCAGACAAGATGAAGGACGTACCCCTTGACATTGCGATTGGTGCGATGCTTTTTTTTTGGACTTTAGGAAACGATTTATCGATCGCTTCCCTGAAATCTTTGGGAATGGAGCAGGAGATGAATTTAGTCCCGCTGCACAATTTTCTCAAAAATGGTCTTGGGTCACCATCTACTATCAGCTCTCTAATGGAGACCCCCTCAAGTTCGGTCAAGTAGCAGAGATGTCAGCAGCATTCGCATTCACCTACCTCACCTTTGAAAAAGAGCGCATAGAAACGGAGAACAAGATCCTCCAAAAACAACTGAAAAAATGAGACAATTCTACGACATCACCACCAAGCTCAAGGACACCCTTGAGGCCAATAGCCAAGTCAATGTGGTGACAACGGGTGACGTCTATGACGTTGACCTCAACAAGCAGACGATCTTCCCATTGTCGCACATTATGGTCAACCAAGCTACGTTCGAAGGTCAGGTGGTGCGTATGAGCATCAGCCTCATTTGTATGGACGTGGTGGATGAGACCAAAGAGAACCCACGCTTGCAGGCGGAGCCGTTTTACGGAACGAGCAACGTGCAAGACATCCTAAACACGCAGCTTGCAGTCATCAACGATGTGGTTGAGGAGCTACGCAGAGGGCAGTTGTACTCCGACCTGTATCAGTTGGACGGCAACCCCACGTGCCTTCCGTTCACGGAGCGTTTCGAGAACCTGCTTGCGGGGTGGACTGCCACATTCGATGTGCTGCTTTCTAACACCGAAATCTCTATCTGCTGATGCAACTGCGGCAGGATCTTGTACGTGCAAGCCTTGAGAAGTTTGCCAATGGCGTAGTCGAGCAGGCGAAGGCTAACCTCGCCCGTGAGAACAAGAACGTCACAGGCAACCTTGCCAATTCGCTTCAGTACTACATTGAGGTGAACCCAAATTCAATCGCCCTGCAATGGAAGATGGACGAGCTTGCTCCCTATTGGAAGTTTCAGGACTACGGTGTAAAGGGCAAGACGTCATCCAACAAAGCCCCGAACAGTCCCTTTCGATTCGGCACAGGGAGCAGCGGTATGCGTGGTGGTTTGACTCGTGCTATCAACCAATGGGTGCGTACCCGCAGATTCCAATTCCAAAGCCGTGAGGAGGGCAAGAAGGGTCAGTTCTTGAGCTACGATGCGACTGCATTCCTGATCACCCGAAGCATCTACAACAAGGGCATCAAAACAACGAGCTTCTTCACCAAGCCGTTCCAATTACAATTCGAGCAGCTTCCCAACGAAATTGCGCAGGCCTATGCGCTTGAGGTAGCTGACTTCCTACGATTCACGTTGCAACAACCAAGACAATGAGTACACCTGTCATAGCCACCCCAAGCAGCCTCGCAATGGCGAGAAGCCCGCAGTTCATTACGGCAAAGAACAACGCCCTCGCCAATGACACATTGAACGAGATGACTTTGAATCTTGCTATCTACACGGGAGCCAAATCAGCATCCGCCACAAACAACTACAACCTCTCAAAAGGCTACTCAATCAACGAGGTCATCAACTTTGAGGTGAGTGACTTGGTGCGCTCGGAGTTCTACCACGACTTCAGCATTTGGAATGACATCGGCTTCGTGCAGAGTCCACAAGGCGAATGCCTATGGGTGCGCCCACAAGGTACGTGGACATACTCGAACAACGGTGCGTCTCCTACTACCGCCACGTGGAGTTCAGGTACGACCTACGCATACATCACTACTGATGGATGGGCTACGATGACCAACATCGCACCTACGGCAGTAAGCCAAGCGGTGCTTGCAACAAGCCGTGACCGACAGGTTCAGCCATCAGCATACGAGGTACTCGCAATCTACAATAGTGTAGCAAACGAACTTGGTAGCATTCGCATCACGTGGGAGAGTGGAGATACAGGACTCTTGACAAACGTAGGAGGCAGCACTACGCCACCAAGCGCAGCTTCTGACAACACGCAAAACCTCGTAATCTACGCAGGAGTTGGAACCGCCAACCTTGAGAACAACCCCGACCTTGAGGCTCCAATCAAACCAAGCGGTCAGGCAGGCAATGGAATAGGAAGCTACTATGACGTGATCTTGCTCAATGATGACGATACGCCAAGCGAGATCGCACGGGTGCGATACTACGTGGTGTGTGAACCTAAATACACGCCCTATCAAATCGCCTTCATCAACCGCTTCGGTGTTGCTGACTTCATCACGTTCTTCAAGCGCAGCGATGAGACGGGTACGTTCACGCAGGACTCGTACCAAAAGAGCATCTACAATGACGGCTTCACAACGCCATCACTTGAGGTGGGCAAGTACAACTCGTTCAATGTAAACTCACGCAACTCACTACGCCTGAACACGGGCTTCGTGGATCAGAACTACGATGAGACCATCAAGGACATCCTGATGAGTGAGTACGTTGCGGTGTTGGACGGTAGCAATTGGGTCAGCGTTGTGCCTGATCGTGGCAGCATCGAATACCAAAAAAGCGTCAACCAAAAGCTCATCAACTACACGATGACGTTCACCTATGCCTTTGACGAACGCAGCTTGGTACGATGAACAAGGTAGACCTATACGTCAATGACTTTCGACTTGACCTGTTTGATGACGAGGAGATCAGCATCAACCTGTCGGTGCAGAACGTGCAGGACATCAGCAAAGTGTTCACGGACTTCACGCAAGGCTTCACGGTTCCTGCTACGCCACGCAACAACGAGATCCTTCAGCACTACTACAATTGGAACATCACAGGATCGAAGGTAACTACCGAGACCGCAGGTAGTCCGGTATGGAATAGCATCGGCATCACGTGGAATAGTTGGGCTACCGCTTGGAACGCAGGAGCGTCTACAACGAGTGTGACCAACACCTTTGACGGACGCTTGCGTCAGCCCGCAAGAATCGAGATCAACTCATTGCCATTCCGCACAGGGGTGATTGAGGTTGAGAGCGTACAACTCAAAGGAACGGAACCCTATGCCTACACCTTGACGTTCTATGGGGAATTGGTAAACCTGACCGACCTATTCGGTGACGACTACCTCTACGACCTAAACTTCAGCGCATACGACCACGAATACACCGATGACGAGGTGCGTATTCGCTTCATCTCCGATACTGACGAAAACTTCTTCTACCCGCTGATGAGTCCCGTGAAGAATTGGTACTACGATTCAGATGCGGGTGACGTAGGAGATAGCAACATCGCTGACAACGGAGCAGGCGTACACGGCATCCATTGGTATGAGCTGAAGCCTGCAATGAAGGTCAAGGCAATCATTGACGCAATAGAGGCCAAGTACGGCATCACCTTCACGGGTGACTTCCTAACGTCAGTTCCGTTTGTTGACCTGTCGCTATGGCTACACCGAGCAGAAGGCTATCTATTCGCAAGCGGAAACGACATCGCTTGGACGCTGATTGACTTCACCCGCAACACGGGAAGCGGAAGCGACTTCAACCTCGCTACCGAGACGTGGACAAGCCCCGCAGACAACGACTACCAATTCGTGTTGACGATGGCGAGCTGCACGGAAGCATACGAGATTGGTATCTTCTTCAATGGGCAGATTCAAGCGTCAGCCCTTGTTGATGCGCACGTGACGAGCATTCAGCGTTCGTTCGACCTATATGTTCCTTTTGGATCTGATGTGCAGCTTGCTATCCGCCCACAGGCAACGAACTCAATTACGTTCCTGCCGACCGATTATAGCTGCGACACCCTTGACCGCACTACGGGTCTACCTATTGCAAATGAGTTCTCGGTTGACCGCACCACTTCGCAGACCGTCAGCTTCAGGTTGATTGTGTCTGACCTGATGCCTGAAATCCGTGTGACGGACTTCCTGTCGGGCATTATGAAGATGCACAACTTGGTTCTTGTGCCAAGCAGTTCTACCTCGTTCCTGCTTCAGCCATTGAGCGAATGGTATGCTGATGGCACAAATCAGAACTACCAAACCTACTTCGATATCACGGAGTACTCGGTAAACCGCCCGCCCATCTATCGTGACATTGAGTTCAAATACCAACCCACCGAGCAGATACTTGGATTTCAATATCAGCAGACCAATTCGGTAGGCTTCGGTGACCTGCGAGCAACATTCACTTTTGACGCAGAGAACTTCACAATTGACATTCCATTTGAGTGTCCTTTGTTTGAGCGTTTAACCGATGAGCGTGATGGCAGCCTCACAACGGTACTTGTGTACAAGAGCATCACTACGGAAGCAAACGATGATGGTACGTTAAATCCATACGTCGGTGCGCCTGTTTTGTTCTACG